CCAGCAGCAGAGAAACCTTGTGTTGCAACAAGACCACCAACTGGATCAAAACATTCAACGTTTACAGAACCAACACCAGGTCCACCTGGAGTTACTGCAATTACGATACATTTAGCTTCTAATCCAGTAGCTGGATCTAAAACTACAATTGTATCATTAACGCTCATAACCATCTCTTGTCCAACCGCAGCACCTAATGTTAAGTCTGTACTTGTACCAGCGCCATCAACCACAGTGATGTCATCATAAGCAATATGTAATCTATTTTGTTCAGACCAGATTACTTGATCTGAGGTCATTGGCATTTCTGCACCGACCATTCTTAAAAATCCAGATAACGTTCTGTTTCCATAACGCTCTACTTCTTGTTCGTAGACCTCTGGTAAATACTGTTGGATAAAGTCATTAGCACCACCGGTATTAAATTGCAAATAATTAGTATTTAACAATTGTTGTTCCTGTGATGGTAAGATTGTTCCAAACTGTGGATTTAATGTTCCCATAATAATTGTTTAAATTAGTTAAATTTACGTGTTTTTATTCTAAGTTTTGTAGAGTCTGCACCACTAATTGATTTAACTTTCATACCACCAACGAAAACTTCACCTGTATTACCTTGTCTAGCTTTTACATCAGACAAGTTTTTAGATTTGTTTACCACTTCTTTAACAGCATCGGCTTTGCCTTGCTCGTAAAAATGTGTAGCGATCTTATCTACGTTTGAAGCAGCATACATTGCTTTATGATAACCACTCGGGTCTACTACATTTCCGTCTGCGTCTAGGAACTTCCCTATCAGATTTTCAATGTTTGATTGGTTCTCTGCAACTGCATCACGATTCTGAATATTATACTTGTACTTCTTACCTCCGACTTCAAAATCAAAACCTTTGAAATTTTCATCAAATAGTTCTTGAGTACGTTTTTTAAATTCCGCGTGTAATTGCTCAGCTTGTTCTTGCTGTTTATTGTAACGATTAAAAAAGTCCATAGCTTTTTGTTGCTCTTGAGTTACACCAGGACGTAATTTAATTTCGTCATAGTATTTTGTTTTCAAGTCATCTAGATATGTTCTAGCTTTAGCAACCTCTTCTTTAAATGCTAACTTTTTCTTTCGTATTTCTTTTTCCTCATGTACATCTTCGTCCCACTCATAATCTTCTAAAATAAGATTTATGTCTTCTGAATCTAAATGAGGTTTATTTTTTTTGTAATATTCTTTTAACAATGCTGTTTCATCTATCTTACTGTAGTCGGCGTTTAATCTAACATAATCTTCTACAGTACCACCTGTATCTTCCATAAAGCTAACAAGTTTTTCTACATTTTCAGGTAATTGTTTACCTAATACTTTTTCATCTCTTTTAGCCTCTTTAACTTGAGCTTCAACTTGTTTTACTTCTTCTTCAGTTACTTCTTTGATCGGAGAAAACCCTTCAGTAGTCTCGTTGGACTCTTGTACAGGTTCTCCCACCTTTGCGCTATCTCCGGATGGTTCGCCCACAGATATCTCCTTTGTTTCTCCGATTTGAATGGCATCGTCTTCTTTTTTTATTTCTTCTTTAATTTCAACCTTTTTAACAGCTGGTTCAGTTTCCACTAAAGGTTCTTTTAAATTAACCTTTTGTACTTCTTGATTTTTATTTCCTAGTTGTTTTGGTTTTTTAGGTTTGTTTTTACCTTTTAAAGTAAATTCACCTTCTTGCTTTGCCTCTACGGCTGCTTGTTTTTGTTCTGACATAATATAATATAATTAAATAATTAATACTACATGAATGCACTCATGTCAATACCAGCTTCAGCATTAAAATTTATTGCCGGACTATCAGTTTGTCTTTGCTGTATCATTTTACTTTGTTGAGTACCTTCTTGTTTTATTCTATCGTCTTTACGATTTTCTCTTTGTTCTTCTCTTCTTGTTACTCCTTCTTCTTGCAACTTAGCTAATTCCATATCGTTTTTATGTTGCATTATCATTTTTTGTTGATCAAGCTGTGCTTGTAGCTGCATACGATCTTTTTCAAATTCGCTTTTTGCTTTTTCATACTCTACATTTGCACCAGATATTGCCTGTTGTTTTTGTACTTCTGCCATAGCTGTTTTTTCTGCCGCATCAGCTTGAGCAGCTGCTTGAGCTTGTATATTAGCTTGTTGATTAGCTTGATCTTGTTTTGCTTTTTGTTTACGCTTAACTTTAATCATTTGATTAGCTAATTTAAGATTTTTAATTTGTCTTAAATCAATAGCGTCTTCAACATCAATATTTCCAGCTTGTAAAGCAACTTGAATATTTGCTTCTAATTGTTGTTTTTCTTCTTCATCTGGTTCTAATTCTAAAAATATACCAAAGTCATGTAAATTAAGATTAACAACTTCTTTTAATGTTTTAATATTATAAGTTGATATAGAGTTTTGTAATGATGATTTTGTCAACGGAAACTCTAAAGCATCTGCCACTTTTAAACTAATATTTTCTGCTAATTTAAGAGTTAAATATAAGCTAGACTGTGTAATATGTCTAGTTGCTACATTGGATGCGTTAGCGGCTAGTTTCTGTAATCCTACAAGCGTGTTACGATCTGGTAAACTACCATCTCTAGCTTCATTTAGTCCGGTCACGTCTCTAATCATTTGTAAATAATATTGATACGTGCTTATTAAGCTTTGTATTTTACCTTGACCAGTTGAAGCACTTAATTCTTGTATAGGTACTTTACCTGGATTCATATCACCTTCTTGCGTTAATGATCTACCAACAATACTACCGGTTTGAAAATACATATTCAATGCTTCAGCAGGATTATAATTAGTACCATTACCTAAATCTACTTCTGCTATTCCGTCCATATCTAAGTAAACACCATCTGGAACCATACGTGAAATAACTTGTTGTAGCTTTAAATGAGTAATTTGAATCATATCAGCAAAACCAGTACATTTGCTTACAAGAGATTCTATTCTACCTTTATAAATTCTTGGTGCAGATATAGCATAATTCATTTTAACCTTAGTTGTATCAGCGTAAGGTCTTGACATGTTTTCTGCTAACTCCCATTTTAACAACGTATCTGTACCTAAAACTTTAGCACCGCTATATAATACCTCAATAGATCTACCAACTCTTTCAAACATATCACTTTCTGGTGGATTAAAAGTATCAGGTTTTTCAATAGCTTTAACTAATCCTTGATCTGTTTGTTTAATTTTAAAAACTTGATTATGGTATGTTTTATAATCAAAGTATAAAACTTGAACAGTATTAGAATCATAATCACCCCAACCTGTAATATAAGATCTATTACCAGGCATTGCTTGTATTCTTTTTAATTCTTCTTCAGATATATTTGGAAACTCTTTTTTAAGCTCAGGTATAGTAATTGCTTTTAATTCACCAACATAATATATATCTTCAAAGTTAGGATCTTCTGTATAAGAATAAACCATATAAGCTGGATCAACATAATCTACAGTAATACCTTCTGCTGTATTAAAACTAGTTTTAGCAGCTGCAATACCACAAACTGTTAAATCCATATTTAATCTACGTCTGATTAAATCATACTTGTTTTGAGCAAATACACTAGATATTGCTTCTTCTTCTGCTATTTCTACACTTTGCTTATAAGACAATTGCATGTGTAATTCTAGTTCTTCAGGACTTTCTGGTAATTTTCCTGCTTGAGACTGATATAAATCTAGACCTAAAGTTTGTTTTAAATTATCTAAGTATTCCTGAGATAACATGTCTTCATAAATCTTAGAAGCGTAATTAGTTCTTTTCTTTATTGACTCTGGGTCTTGAGCATAAGCTTTAATGTCATATGTTTTTGAAGATATACCATTAACTACTATATCTACAAATTTAGATAATATAGGAACTGGTTTCCAGTCTAAATTAAGATAAGACAAATCACCGTTAATAGCTAATTCATCTTTATATTTTTGTATTGATTGCTCACCTCTAGCATATGATCTTAACTGATGAAAGTTATTCCAATTAGTTAAGTATCTATTACCACTAGTTCTTCCTTGAGCAAACCACTCTTGTTCAATAGCTTGAGCTACTTGGGAGCCATATTCCCAGCTTGCTTTTTCCGCGTCACTTACAACTTGACTTGGAAAAGGACTATTGGTGTTAGTGTATATATTCATTTAACTTATTATTTTTGATGTAGCGCCTTTGTTATTGTATTTTTTAATACCTAAATCAACTGCTTTTAATTCTCTTTTAACAGATGGAGTGTATCTATGTTTATTACACGCCATTAACGCTAAACCAGAACTAATAGATGCATCATGTGTTGTTCTATTATTTATATTAAATTTAGCCCAGTCTTCTAATGTTCTTTGAAAATACATATCTCCATAACCTGTTTCTTTTAAACCTACAAAATGTTCTATATAGGTTTCAATTGCTGCAGCATGAGCTTGTTTTATATCTTCACTAGAATTAGGTATACCACCTATTTCTCTTTCTGTAACTGACAATTTGTTTCTTTTTTTATCAGGTCTGTTCATTGCAAAACCTCTATATCCTCGCTTTTTAAAATAATACAATAATCTAGGTTTATTATTTTCCGCAAGTATTGGCATACCATAAAAAACACAAGCCATAAGTACATCTTCAAAAAATATTTCAGCTGTTTGCGGTCTTGCTATGTATTCAAGAAAAAAATGATTAGGAGGTGCATTTTCCATACTAAACTTAGTTAGTCCATGCAAAGAACCGTTTGAACCTCTTTTATCTACAGTTCCTGATATATCATATGGATCGCAACCAAAAGCTCCCATATGTTCATTACCAGGATAATTTATACCATTTTTATTATATCTTCTATTTTGTATAGAATACTCAGGTATCCATGTAACAAAAAATCTACCGTTTTTGTTTGGCATAAATATAACTCTTGTATCTTGCTCTCCATTTTCCCACTGAAAATTACCTTGAGTTACATTTATACTATTTTTTACATCTTCATTAAAATCTATTTGCTCGTATATTTTAGTAAGATTAAATAAAGATTCTTTAGATTCATCTCTGAAAGCATGTTTAGTTGTTCTTGGAAATTGTCTATAAAATTCATTTAAACCATCTTGATCATTTTTTAAACCTTCTACTTCATTTTCCCAATACTCAATTACACCTTGTTTTATTTCA